CATCGTCTCCAAAACAAACTTTTGATTACGTCGTGCCTTGCAGACCGACTACCGGACCACGTACAGCGGCAGCTTCACCGATTGTATGGTGATTGATTGTGTAACGTTCGCTGGCGATAATTCCGATCTGGTCATATTCTGCATACCTCTCTTCGAGTCGTTTGACAGCAATGCCACGCCTAATGCCCATTTTTGAAGACATAGACATGTCACCGAAAATCAGCATGATCTTGCCGTTGAGGGCGGCGGAACTATCGTCGGTGGGCAACGCCGGCCACATTTCAATGGGATAACCCATATAACGCGGCACACCAGGTCCGTCCGCTGTCTCGCGCATTGTTACTCCAGTGGCACCCTGGAGCAATCGGTCAAAAATAGCTGCCTTTGCCACCGGACTGCAATGCCATTTAGCATTCCATCGGGCATAAAGGGGCAAGGCCGCCATGATATTGGTTAAATCACTGGCATCAATTTCAGACCAATTATCACCGGCGGAGGCGGCAGCAACATAACTGCCTGCATGATCACCATCTATCATTTTGGTTCGGATGCCGATGATACCATGGTAAGTGCTTGTACCATCACCATCGATGCAGGATACATCCTCAGCCATGGCGAACGCCATTGCCACATCGTTGGCAAGATCATCAGCAAGTGAGATCAATGTATCCTCGGTCAACTCGCTGCTTATCCGTACCAAGACGCCCCATTTCTTCGCGGTCAATTCAACGTTGCCCCAGGTCTGCTGAGATTCCGTAAATGCTGTATTTTCACCGATTGGATACGCCGTCAAACCACCGACCTTTTTCGGCTCGTTGCTGTGGTCTGAAGCCATCGTTTTGATACGACAATTGCGGCGGGCATTGCCATATTTCTCCCGCAGGTCGATTATCGTTTGTTCGAATTCATCCGGCACGATAAAGCCGCCGGCCGTGTTTATAGACTCTCCCATTGCCCGATTGTCTATATCCATATCTATGCGCAAATCGATACCATGGTCGCGACACCATTGACGCGATGGAGCGTGATTGAACAGAGTTGCGGCAAGAAACCTACCGCATCGGTAAGCATTGGCCTCTGCTTTGGGCCCTTTGAATGCCTTCAATTGACCAAAACGGAACAATTCCGGCTTGATAATTTCAATGCGCTCACCGGTGGCCATTTCCTGTTTGACTTGCTGTTTTTGAGGCTCTGTTAGACGCTTTTCTGATTGCTCAAGCCTATCGAGTCTGTCGGCCTCTTTCTCAAGACGTTCTGACTCTTTCAAGTGATTATCAAATTTGTCTGCCTCTTCTTGAGTTAGACCTCGACTTTCCTCATCGGCCTTATCTTTTATTGCACGTGCGGCCTCAGCCTCTTGAACCGCCCGTTCTCTTAATTCCTTAACAGTCATAGTAAAATTCTCCTTTTTAAACCAAAAAAAGAAGGGCACATTGATAGTCTTCAACGTGCCCCTGTAATAGGCAGCGATGATTACAGCATCTCGACGGTAGCTACTCCGTCTGTGCCTATCTTTTTTGGTTTGATTACATTATTTAGTCCTTAATAAACACTTGTTTCCGGAACATCGGCCCGGTGCAATAAGTCAATCTTAGGCTGGCTTATTGCGATTGATAATGCGTCTGGCCTTTTGATACTTTCTTTCGATTTCTCGCTGCTTTTGACGCTCTAATTTCTTAATTTCTTCACCGATTTGTCGATCCTCTTTGGAGAGATCACAATATTCCTGAATACATCGTAATGCTACTGCCGTATCAGGATATGCCGGAAATGTCACCGGCCCTACATCAAATAATTGTCCGATTTTAATAATCGTCCGTTCTGCAGGTTTCCCCTCGGAAAGATATTTCCATTCCTGCTCTTCGGTCGTAAAAGAAAAACTGCATCCGGTAATATCCTTTCGCCGGATTTCCTCAACCAAATCCTTACCAGTTGTCGTATTTGGTGCATCAATCTCAAAATGAAGCCCTACAGTATTTGATTCGAGTTTCAAAGTTCCGCTCGAAGTTCGACCCAAAAGCAGATTGACATCGTGATTTTTTAATGCTCTTATGTCGCAATTTTTGATTGCATCATCAAAGGCCCCGTCTTTAATCCTCTCAACGAATCCGCCCAAATCTAACGACCATTTGCCATACTTTGCTGCATAACCGATGATTTTGGGATTTTCACCATCCTCAACGCGAAGTTCGACATCATCGAAACCCAAAACTCTTCTTTCTTGCTCAATGCTTTGATTGTCCAAAGAATCACTATCTTTGGCCGCCTCGAAACTCTTGTATTTGATCTCATTATCCTTAAGCCATTTTTTGGCTTTATCCGCAGTCCAATTTTTTGTCGGAAACCGAAGTGCTTGGGCAATTGGAACTTCCTTTCCGTCTTTTTTAACAATATACCATATTACTGCTATGGTCGTTGGTATTTTAATGCCCTGGACCGTACCATCGCCGGAACCATCGGTTCTTCTTACGCGGATATAATCGCTCGGCGGGTCAATTAACCGCGCTGAATGTTCATTCGGATATGGCATGATGATCTCCTATTAATTCCATAATTTCATTCGTTAATATTTCGGCATCCTGCTCGCCGATTCTATTGTGCTCATTGATTTTTTCACGAACAAAGCGTTTAAGAATATTTAGAGTAAATTCCTGCTCTTTTCCTATAACACTCGCATAAGCATTCACGGGCTCATAAAGAATAGTTATGGCAAAATCCCGCTGCCTCTCATATAAATCGTTTTTGCCAACTCTAAGACTCATCATGTTTTGCTTATGAATAATCCGCAACCACTGACTTTTAATTAATTTTCGATGCGCCTGATTGATGGCATTTTTATCCAAATCAGGTCCCTTTTTTAGCGGTGCCAAAAGCGTTCCTGCCGGCGTCATGTTCATAGGAACCAAGAAAATATCACCTTGCGGACCGATAGGATTCATGTTCTCCTTTTCCAGAATCATGTTGACACTAAGCCAGCCCCATTGTCTACCGACCGAATAAGCACTATATCTTGATTGAATATTGCCCCGGAGTAAACCATCAACTAAAATTTCACAAAATAGTTTGTCATATTCGTTCGAAGAAAATAGTTTGTAATTACATTCCTGCTCCCATTTTCTAAACCAGTAAAACATAGTTGATGTCACGAAATCGATGTTTTGCTCTTCGATATTGCTATAAGTGGCCCGCTCAAGACTTCCTATTTTGTGCGGAGGAATGTTGAAAATCCGCGAGCAATCATCAACAGTATATTTTTGAATCTGAAGAGACTGGGCATGTTGAGGTTCGATTCCTGTCGCGGTCCATTTCATTCCCTCCTCAAGAATTTGCATTCTATGTGCTTGTTTTAAGCCTCCATGCTCGCTGAACCAGGTCTTTTTAAGATTTTCAAAAGCTTTGTCGCTTAATTTGGTCGGATGCTCGAGCACTCCCCCTGGACTGGCATCGTTTTTGAAGAATCTGGCCCCATAACTTTTGACCGCCACTCCGTAGCCAATAGCTTCCTTGTGATAAGCGACAACGTCGTATCCGGTATAACCATCGAAGCCAAGCCCTTTAATATGTAAAACATTGTAATCCGGCAGATAATTTATTTCTCCCGTCAATGAATGGATTTCATAATATGGCGTTCCATCCGGCCCGATTTTTCTAAAAGTTTTATCAGGCAAAAGCGGCCAAAGTGCAATTGGCCGTCCGCCCCGGTCCCGCTGAATCTCGGCAAAACCATTTCCATAAGTCAGCACGTGTGCCTGGCGGCTTTCGATAAAAGTAATGGCATCCATATAATCATTTGGCCTATCATGCAAAAGATGATATACAGAATGTTCTGCAAAACGAATTTTCCCGCCATTTGGCAACCGCTTGTAAACAATAAAAGGCAGTGCCGCTACAGTTCCCGATATCACACGGACGCTTGCCCAGAAAGGTGTATATTTCAAAGCAGACGATTCGTTGACTTTTACACCAGATGAGCTTTCAGAACCGCCAGTCACCAAATCAATAAACCAATTGGCAGGATTACTTATATTGGAGTAATCCTCTCTTTTTTCTTTGTTTATCCAATTAGTTAATAAAGTAGCTATTGCGCCCATTGGTTTTTTATTTTCTCAATGAATCAATAACCAAACATAAACCCCAAATGCTACTCAAAATACATAGGCCGGTAGTCAGATTTTGAAAATATACTCCTGACGCAAAACCAATCAAACTAAGTCCAACAAATCCTGTATGCAATCTCATATTTATTCTTCGCTTAAAGATCTAATCCCTCGTGTTTCGTATACTGATTTTTCTGGAGCTTGAGCTGTCATTGCAATTCCAAGAGCCATCGTCAATGCCGTAATACCATCGATTTTTTCAGCACTTTTATCCTTGCTCGGTTTTGTAAGACCTCCGCGGCTTTCAGCGGCTACATTGCTTGCCATCCATCGTAATACAGGATCTTTGTCGTGATGAAGCCGCTTGAGCATAATTAATTGCATCAATTCTCGAAATGGCGCAGCCATTGATAAAAGCCCCTGACGAAATGCCACTATTCTTTCTTGTCCAAATAATCGCTGCAAGTCTTGTGTTATTTGCATTCCCTGAAATCCTTGGTCAATAGCAAATTGAATCATTCCGTAAGGCCGAATCAATCTGGCGATATCAGTTCCGACCTGGTCGTAATCGACAACATTACCAGGTGTTCGGATAATGTGACCTTTTGCCGCCCAGGCAACGATCTGTGCCTCCATTCTCGGCTCACGACTCGGCGGCTGCTCGGGCAGCCAGCAAAAATGTCTTAACCAGTAATCCCTCCTTATAAAATTTATCTGTTTCTTTTCGCCCCGTAGATCTTCATATTCAACCATAGTCGGTTCACCTTTTTCATCCGCAAAAAGAATAATAAGGCTGACAAAGTCCCGAATCGCACCGATATCCAAAGCCGCCCAGCACTGATGACCATTAAAAGATGACCAATCAATTTCGCCTCCGCAATCGTCCCAACCCTCCATGGGAATTATTCTCTGGGCCTGTTCGGTCCGGATATTCAAATCCAGACGTTTGAAATCATTTTCCATAATAGGATTCTCACGGGCCCGTCGGCATTGTTCACGCATATAATCGAGACTCTTGCTAATTCCCAAGTTCGGATTTGCCTTAAACCAGCTATCTTCTCGTTTCCAATCATCTTCAACCAACCGCCCAGCTTCATTGAGATGCATAGCCTCATAAATCACCGGCAAATAAGAAGAATCCTCAATAATGCCGTCCCTTACTTTTATGGCGTAATTGTATTCTTCATTGCAAATACTGGGCCGATCATAATCGGCAGTCGTTATAAAGAGCATTAAAGGTTGAATGCGGTTCGCCGAGCTCATGGCTGAAGTAAGTGCAACATAGAGTTTTCGATTTGGCTGAGCGTGCAGTTCATCAATAGCCTGAAAATGAGGATTGTCACCATGAGCTACATTTTCGTCGGCAGGTATGACTTTCGTTACGCTGTTATCCGGTTTTGTAATGCAGCGTGTCGTTGAATAAAGCTGACAGCGTTTGTCCATCTCCGGCTCATTGTAAATCATACCGGCGATATGCCTATAGAGTTTGCTCGCCTGATCTCTGCTGGCAGCCGCTAAGTTGTTGACTTGGCCGGCCTCATCATCTAAGAAAAATATGGCATTATGAATCGCCGCCGCCAAAGGCGTTTTTCCATTCTTTCGCGGCAAGTAGATAAAGCATTTGCGGATTCTACGAACAATGCGGTCAAGAAAATCCCTCCTATACCATCCGAATAAGTTGGCTAATATCGCCTTTTCCCATCGTTCAAGTTTAAAAGGCTTGCCTGCCAAATCTCCCTCGATGTGCGTGCAGCAATTCTCAATAAAACCGATATAGTATTCGGCCTTTTTTGCATCGAACCAGCATCCTTCACAGTCGCGGAATGGATCATATCCTGGAATCGAACACAATAAATTTCGCCAGTTTTTTGGGGCCAGTGTCCTTTTCCGAATCCTCGGCCTACCTTGTTTTTTCGCTACCGCCAACACCTTGTATTTTGAACTCTATGTGATACCTTAATTGTAACATCAACATGAACATATCAACTATTTTATCGTTATTACTATATTCATTAGGCGAGTTACTAAATAAACGCCACCCAACTTCATCCAAATAATCCGCAGCATTAATCAATAGGTCATAATATTCATAATTGCGTTCTCTTGTTGTCAGTGGTTTGCAAAGAACCCAAAACTCACCCTTATCGATATTGATACCAATTTTTTCAATGATATGTGTACAATTGCAAATAAGATCTATGGCAATTAACCACGTTTTGCGCTCATGTTCACAAGATTCACAGCAACTATCTGGACAATCACAAAACATATCCAAAAGAAGTTTCTCTCTATTTTCGAGATATATTGTGTTTTTGCCTTTGTTTTTCCTTATTTCTATCTTTTGTAATAATCGGGAGACTCTGCAATCTTCATCGTATTGTGCCCACTTTATAAATTTAATCTCATCCGCCTCTTCTAAGTTATCATATATAATGTCGTAGTACCTCTCAACAAAATCTATTTTTGAATCTAATCCCTCCCATAGATTGTTCCGTTTTTCCCTTATTTTTTTCCCATGGTGCTGTTTGATAAATTTATATATTTCCTCATCCTCACGAAACCATTCTCCTCTTATACAATGTCTTTCAAATTTTTGGTGCAATTCGGCCTCAATATTACCATTCAGAGTAAGCAAAAGTTTTATTTTATAAGGAAAGCACGTTTGAATATTATCTAATCTACTTTCAGGACATTCAGATACTCCAATTTTAATTGGTCCTCCTATCTCAGATTGCATAAAATATGTCTTCAAAATTGATTATGCTCCTTTGAAGTATTTTGCCTTAGTCTCTTCTTTCGAAGGTTTTTCTACAGCACGCACGCCCGCCAAGTCGGATGGCGTGAGCCCGAAACAAGCTGCCGCTTTAAAAACTTGGTCCCAGGCACGTTTCCGGACATAAAGTAGCGGGTTCTCTACCTTCGTACCGCCCATTGTTTTGACAAGCAATGCCCGTCTGCCATCCTTATTGCGGACCAAATTGAGTTGCTCATCGGCATCGACAAAATCAGCCCAGGCGCTGCATAATAGGGCCAATGTCTCTCGATTAAGCTCGGTAGCAAGCCCGGCACGGTACAAAATCGGCACAATCCGCACCCAGCACTTTTTCGCCTCTCCTTTGAGCCATTCTGGCCTCTGGGGCATTTTGTGGTCGAGGCCCAGTTCAAATGTGCGTTTTTTACCCCTCCAAGAGTTCCTCAACCGTAAAATCGGCTTGGGCGTAGGTTTTGGTCCACGTTTGCCCATTTTTACCCCCCCCCCTCGAAACCCGTGAAAAAAACTGCACAGC